GCCATAGGATAAAACCCCTAAGAGGTGCGCCAAACGTCTGGGGGGAACCGGGACGTTAGAACCGGAGTGAAGCGCGATACGCCTCTCTATCCTCACACATAGCACACAATGTGTGCGGTGTCAATACGGGAAAGTCTAGTGGGAATTGGATAGAATCGGCTATAGTTCTGCACAAGTGATTGCACTTTCTGTCACCTTTTGTGCGGTGTTTTTGACACAAAGCGTAGGATAACACGCGCCGAGTTATACGTTTTGCAACAATCTGTCGGATAACGATAGGTCGGCGCACGGCAACCCTGCTTTTCTTTCGCGGCGCGTTACAAAGAAGGGGTTGTTTCTGTAACAGGGTTCCCGATCGGGGATAAATACCGGGAAAGCGGCCGGATTATACCCGAAGGGGTGCGAGCGGGAACATGGCTTTACACTAAGCCGGTTAGTGTCGCCGCATGCTTACACTGGCGGCCGGAATCCAAGGCACGCTTGGACTATTGCGCAAGAAGTATGCAGCGGTCGCCGTGGCGACCCTACCGGACCTTCGCCGCCTCGGCTCTGGTGGCTTCCAAGTAATCCCACAGTTCCACCAGCGCATTGAGCTGGCCGTTGGCGTGGGCGAGGAGGCCGGGGTCTTTGGCAGTGGCCATGTTGCTGGCCAAGGCCACGCCGTCCGCGATGCGGTCTTGCAGGGCGACCATGACGGCACGCCAGCAGGGCGGGGCTTGGTCGCGGGTGAAGGCGAGGGCGCCTTTGAAGTCGAACTCTTCGTCTTCAGAAACGGGGTAGCGGTCGATGGGGATGGTTTTGGTTTTGGTGAACATAGTTATATTCGGTATTCGTGAATGGCGAATGGTTATATCCAGAAAGGATACATGGCCCTGTTGGCTACGATGACGTGCGGGCCGCACTCGCGGCAGATGGGGCCGAGTTGTTCGTCTACACCGTGGATGTCGTCGATGCGAAGTTGCTTGCTACACACGCCACAGCGCGGCGGCTCTTTGCTGCGGCCGCGCCATGGGCGGACGCGCGGGGGTGGGGGAACTATGCCGGTTGGCGCCATTAGTAACTCCCGCCTCCACGCGGGCGCAGGATGTCGCCCTCGACGTTGTTGCAGCCGGAAAGAACAAGCATGCGGACGAGGTCAGGGAAGTCCTTGCTGCTGCCTTTGTTTCCGTCAGCGCCAGTCCACTCCTTCATACACCAGATTAGGTTCTGGCAATTCTCGCTGATGTAGAGCTTGGGCTGGTTCAGTGCGTCGAGAGGCTTCTGTGTGTTGTAGTGCAGCCAATCGTTGATAAGCCCGACGCCTTCATCAATCGTGTCGCCGGGGGCGGCAGAGAAGTCCATGCCGAGGTCGCTCATCTCTTCGATCAGCGTGGTGGGGCGCTCCTTGGCCAGCGTCTGTGCGTTGCCGTAACGCGAATCCATCCATCTCTCAAAGATGCGCTCGCCGTTCTCGACGTTGCGGATTTCTTCGATGTATCGCTCCAGCCCGAAGCCGAAGTCTTTCTGCGCGGGGCCTTGGCGCCCGTCCGCCTTCTTGCCATCCGGTTCGGCCCACATGCCGGGATAGCCGACGCCTTCGACATACTCGTTGGGGCAGGGCCACTCGCGGTAGATGAAGCAGCGGTTGGCACTATCGAACAGCGCCCAGATCATGGCCCAGTTGCGCGCGGAGCAGGGGTCTATGAATTGGTAGCGGGTGCCTTCTTTTGGAATCCATTCGTGTTTGATGACGTGAACCTTGTCGTTGAATAGCGGGAAGCGGTTGTTGATGGAGCGGGTCGGGACGCCATACGCACGGCAAAGAATCTTCTCCCGCGTCTCGTTGCGTAGCTCCTGCTGCATGCGCTCCCATCCGGCCCACGGATTGTTCTTGGTCTGGAAGTAGATGATCGGCCGGCCCTTGCGCCCTGTCTGGACGATGGGCACTTTCTCGTAGCCGACGATGACCTTCTCACCTTTGTTGTCCTCAAACTTGGGCAACAGTTCCGCATCGCACTCCTCCACGTTGCGGGCGCCGGTGAGGTAGTCTTTTACCGTGGGCGAGTAGCCTTCGATGGGGGTGAACGTGACGATAAGCACGCCGTTCCTGTCGAGAAGACGGAAGCGCAGGGTCTCCAAGAAATCCAGCGGCACCAACTCGTCGCACCATGCTATGTCAATCTCACCGCCTTCGATGGTGCTGATGTCCTGTGCGTAGTTGCGGAAGATGCACTGGCTGCCATTCGGTGCGACGAACTTGTTTTCGGTAAATCCACCTTTGACCGAGTAGGTGATGTTCGTGACCGTGCCCTTGCGCGCCTGCCGCCAGTCGGCCGGCAGATATTTGAAGACGCGGGGCTGCATCATCTCAATGCTGTTGGGGGCGGTGGTCTGGAAGCACCACGCCACGGATTGCTTCTTGTGGTATAGGCGGTGGATCACCTCGCGCGCGGCCCACTCCGTTTTGCCGGATCTGTTGCCGCCCATGACGAGCAGTTCGCGGTTGTCCTCCAGTAGCTGGCTGGCCTTGTTCCAGATCGGTGGGCGGTAGCCGTAGCGGTAGGGATCGACCTTTTCCTTGAGGATTAGTTCTTCCCGCTTGAGCAGCAGATCCCAGCCCTTCTCTGGCCCAATGGCCAAGAGCACGTCCTTGGGCGGCAGCTTCATCACCGGATGAGAAGTCGGTGTGAAGCGGGAGCGGGGAGTGGATTTCTTGTCGCTCATCTAAAAAATGGCGGGGGCGGGCAAAATCCCCAAGATGCCCGCTTCCCGCCGCGCATCGGCAGGCAGCCGCAAGCAGTCGCACACCCTCTTGTCGTGCTCTTGCTTGCCGCCCGTTGTCCTTTGCGCAAAGTCATTGTTCGTCCGGCCACTCGCCCTCAATGAGCGTGTGGTCGAGTTTGAGGTCGGCAAGCGACTCGCGCTCGCACATCTCTTTGACAAAATCCCAAGTGCGCGATTCCGGCCGCACCAAAACAGACCAACCCCTGCTTGTCTTGCGCGCCTTGCACTCCATCACTGGCCCGAGTTCGGATTTGTGAATGATCCAGAATGTCTTCATGCTGCCCGTTTCATTCGCAATTCCTCAATCGGCCGCAGCTTGTCGTGCGGCACGAAATAGCACGGAGGCGGTGACGCGCATTTCCACTCGTCGCGTTTGGCGTCCTCGGCATTGATCCACCCATGGACAACGTAGTCGGGCGATTTGCCGCTGACCGAAATCACGATGCCCGAGTCGTCGGGGCGAACCTTGAGGTTCGGGCGCTGCGACCAGCGCACTTCGTAGTTTGTGCCTGTAATGTCCGGCGTATGAAACGTGTTCACGCCAAAACCCCAATAAAGCCCGAGCAACTTGGCCACGGCGCATTCGGCGTGTGCAGCCTCAATGTGGAATCCCCACAATTCTCCCGGCGTCTTCTCGGGGAAGCGTGGCGCGCGCTTGCGGAAGGATGCCTCGGCATTGCGGCGAGAGCCTATGTAGGTCGAGACAAGGACTTCGTTTTGGTTGAGGGAGACGTTCATGTGTGCGGATGTGTGCTGTTTAGGCGTCTAAAGAGTCTTCAATATCCAAAGTCGGATTCGGCGCACTGACGATCTGGTCGATGCGGACGGTGAGCCATTCGCCGTTGTCCTCGCGGATGAGGGTGACGTAATCGTTCTCGCCGCCGCCGTTCTTGCAGTAGATGAGCGTGCGGCAGGGGGCGTCCTTGCCCTTGACGTAGACACGCTCGCGGTCGGGGAAGAAGGCGATCATACAATATGGGCAGCAGGCTTCGCTTTTGTTGCGCTTACGAAGCTGGCGGTTATGTGACTAGCGGGGCGAATGCCTCCTGCCGGCGCAATACCTTTGACTGCTGCTAAAAAGTTCATTTGCCCTTGCGCTTCCTCATCTCGGCGCACAAGGCGTCGGCCTTGCGCTTGGCTGCTTTGGCGACCATGCTGGCGCGCAGTGATTTGAGGCGCATGATCTCTTGGTCTATCGCCTCAATCTCCGGTGTCATAATTCGATACTTTTCCATAATGTCAGGGCTGGCCATTCACGGTGATGTAAAGGAAGCCAAAGTTGGCAAACGCATAGCCCGCAAAGGCCACGGCGAGACCCGCGTTGCCCTCGCGGTAAAAGCCCACTGCGGTGAGCAGGTAGCAGATGGTGGTGATGAGAAGGGGCGTGAAGGTCACTTGCTGGCCCCCTTCAACTCAATCTCCCGGCAAATATCCGCGTAGGCCCGATCAGCCGCCATTCGCTCTAGGCGCAACTTGTGGCATTGTTCGCGGGCCTTGCGTAGCCGCCGCTCCAAGTCCTGCGCAAACTCAGTCGGCACGACATGGTTGCCGCGCGCAAGATTGTCGGTTTCCGGCGTGTCGCTCACTTGGCCTTGAATCCTCCGCGCTTGGCCTTCATGTCGGAGTAGACTTTCGGGCTGACGGTTGACTTGCTCTTGGGCCGGCTGGTGCCAGCGGCCTTGCGGGCGTTAATATTTGCGTAGAGTCCTTTTTTCATTAGCAGCTCCATGCCTTGCGGCTCCAGTAGTTGGCCGAGAGTTTGTCGCCAGTGCCTTTGATGCCGCCGCTGCGGGCGCAGTAGCTGGCCTTGCGGGCTGGCTGATCCTTCTTGATCGACATGTTGGGATCGCCGAAGCGGACCAACTTGGTCTGGTCTCCTGACTTGGCCAGCACGGCAAACTTCTTGGGGCCGTCCGGTGTGCGTTTGGGTTTGTTGTAGCCGGAGAATGTTTCTCCTCGGTATTTGATGCTCATGGTTTTTTATTCAGTTTTGCGCGGATGCGCGGGTCATAGTGTCCAATAAGATAGGCGCCGGTCTCCTCGTCGCCGGACTCGATGTGTCGGGTGAATCCGTGGATGGCGTGCCAGAGTTCGTGCGGCAGCGAGGACTGGTCTTCGGGGTATGACTCAATCCAGATCAAAGCCCAGCCGCCGTGACTCATGCACCAGCCAGCCGCCGTGTCATCGGGGGCGTTCGCCGGGTCATCGGCGTCCATATCCATCACCTTGGCGCAGCGGCGCAGTGCGACCTTCTGCGGGTAGTTGGCATAGACTTCTATGCTGGTCCCGTAGAGAGGTTCGCTGACGATGGCGCGGCGGGGCTTTTTCATGTCTTTAGATGTTTGCCCAGAAGTGCCCGCCGATGCGGTCGGCGGCTTCTTTGTCGCGGCAGGACTCTTGGATGTCCTCGTAGCTGCTTGCCTCACGTTCTTCGCGGGCGGTCTCCTTGGTTTCGGCGTCTGGATTTGTCATGCCGCCTCCTTGAGTGTGCTGAACGCCGGCTGTCTCGGGTCGTAGCCCTTGACGTGGCGCCACAAGATGCAGGCGGCTTTGAAGGCTTCCCAATGCGGGACAAGGCTGTCGTGCTTGTATGGTTCTACGCGGCCGACTTCCGTGGTGGAGATGTAGACGTTGTAGCCGTGGACGGTGTGCAACTCGTCTTCGCCCCACTTGGCCACGGCATAGGCCGCGAGCTGCATGCCCTGCGTGTCGTAGGGGCCGACCTTCTGCTTGGGCTTGGTCTTGCGCGTCTTGTAGTCAATGACCATGCGGGTGCCGTTGGCGTCACGCGCGAGCACGTCACAGCGGCCCGCGTAGCCGTATTCCAGATTGACGAGTGTTGTCTCGATCTCGTCGTAGGTGATCTTGTTGTTCTTCTTCCACTCCATGACGGGGGCGACATAGGCCCACATGTCCTCGGGCACCGCGCTCGGGCCTTCCATGAGCAGCTTCTCCAAGGCGTCATGCACTTTGCTGCCGAGATCGGCGGCGGCTGCGACCGGGGCCTTGCTGGCGCCGATGACTCGCTCGCAGAAATACTCAATAGTCTCGTCGCCCTTGGGCGGGGTGTTGAAGGCGGCGATGGCGACTTGCGTGGCCTTCCAGTTGAGGAGGGCGGGCTTGTCGAGGATGCCGGTGTAGCCGGTGACAGACGGGAGAAGCAGGAGCTTCTTGGCGTCAGCCAAGGTGGTGTCTTTGAGTCCGCTGCCGTCTTTCTTGGGAAGCTGGTGGCAGGGGGTGCCGTCTGGCCGATACCAGTGGCCGCCGTCTACGGATTTCGATTCAGATAGGATTGCCATAACTTTGGGTGGTTGCGGGGGCCGGAACACTACGGCCCCCGCTGTTACCACTACGGACGCTTGCTCCGTTGCCAGACCCACGCTCCACTGATGGTGTGGGAAATCTGTGTTTCTTTGTTGGCTTCGCGGGCATCGGCCACGACGGTTTCCATCATCCACGTTTCGTTGGACGAGTAGGGACCGGCGAAGCACCGATAGCCTTGCTTGGCGAGGTCAGGGTTTCTTGCGGCCATAATCAAAACGGGATCTCCGCTCCGCTGTTGTCGTTGGCGGCATCGGTGCCGAAGTCTTCGACGCTCGGGACTTTGCCTTTCAACTCGTCCATGACCTCGGAGATCGTGCCGATGTTGATGTAGGTCTTGTCGCCGCGCTGATCCTCAACGAGCGTGAGCTGTGCTCCCTTGCCCTTGAGGGTCGAGGTGTCGAAGCCGTCCTTGGGCGATTCACCGAGCCAGCTTGTGATGAATTGGCGCAGGGCCGCTTTCTCATGCAGGCTGATCGTGAATGCCCGTGTGGCAATCTTGCGGAGAGAGCCGTCTTTGCATTTCACGCCAAAGATGAAGCGCTCGCGGTTCTTGAGTTCATAGTCCTCGTCGTTGGTGGAGCCATAGGTGGCGCCATACTTGAGGACCCGGTCGTTGTAGGAATCCACTACGTCGAGACAGACGGCGAGGTGGATGCCTTTGGGTGGCGGCTCGCCAAGGTTGGCGGTCGCTGATTTTTTAGGTGCTGTTAGTGTAGCCATTGTGTTTTGTGTGTTTGTTTGTGTGTTGTTGTGTTTTACT